TGTGCTAGTTCTTCTGCTCTTGTATTAGCGTTGGATTGTGGCTTATCAACTATGACCCAACAGTTTCCATAAATACTAGCGTTCATTTGTACCTCACGCATTACTGTGTTGAATGAGCGACCATCTAAGTCAGCGTCCATAAGAAACGACTTCAACTGTTCATCGCCATCTAATGAACCATAATTTCTTGTGGGTGGAACTCTCCACAGAAAGCTTGTGTATATCTGAACAACATTCTTGCAATGATTATCGACTGGGGTATGTCTTATTCTAGCGTCATATTCTTCTGGAGACTCTAAAACATAGCGGTGTAGGTAATAGCCATTTTTATAATCATTTCCACCAAGATAACTACGAATATAGAATTCCCAATTTGCTATGTTTGAGTGCCATAAGTCGTGTTTACTTGTAAGTGTTTCCCTATCCATTAACTCCACCTTTTAGGATGGCTTGGTGCAAAATTCCTTTTAAGTGGAAAATTATACTCTACTAAATACCCTAGAGCATCATTCATATGGTCATATCCACTATCTTTGTCGGGAATGTGCGTACCTTCCTTGTATATTTGTCGTTCTATGCTTTTGATCGCATTTTTACAGGACTTAACAATAAATAAACTACTTTTACCATTTACGTTCTTTAACTTACTATTTACTGCGTTAATCCTATCCCTTACTAAAGGTGCTGTACTCCTACATCTTACATCAAAACCATTATTTTTCAATATAGCTAAATCAGTTAAACCACCTGCACTTGTTTTTCTTTGTCTAGCACTTGGGTCTGGATATACCACTATTTGAACATTCTTATATCTGGTTCTAATCTCCTCACAAATCTCATTCGTATTACTACTGTATATTTGTACTTCATCTATAACAAAAATTCTATCATTTTCTAAAACACATACTACAGCACTCATAGGGTCAACATTGAAGTCTAAGCCTATGTGCAATATCCCACTATTCTTGCTGTATTTCTCTACTATGTTTTTATCTCTACTGAAGTTGTAGTAAATCATTCCAGAATAGTTAACAAAAGTAGCTTCATATTCTTGTTGAAAGGTTCTAAGGTCTAGGTCTTGCTTTGCTTGCTCTATCTCGTCTTCACTAACTTGTTCGCCCTCTAATGTCGTGTATTGAAAGCTTTTCCAGTCCTTATTAGTTTCCCCCATCTTGTATAGCTCATAAGACCAGTTACCGAACCCTCTAGGACTACCACAGAATAACGCATGACCTTTTGTGTCTGACAATGTAGGTCTAAGCACCTCAAACCATGTTTCTTTGCTAATATCTGCGAACTCGTCCATCACCAGACCATGTAAGCCAACACCCCTTAATGAGTTTTCATTATCTGAACCCCTAAGTGTAATCTGGCTATTGTTCTTGAGTGTAATAGTCAAATCGCTGTGGTTGATGCTCTTTACCCATTTGTGTTGTATCATCTTTTCTTTGAGAACACCCCAACAGATAGCCTTTGCCTGTCTGTAACTAGGTGCAACATACCAGACCTTTTTATTAGGCTGACTTGCAAACTTTGCTAATTCATTTATGGCAAGATATGTTTTACCGAACCTACGCCCTGTAATCAAAACCCTAAATCTTGAGTCATCTTTGATTACTTTCTTTTGTGGTTCTGTAAGTGGCATTAATCAGCCGACCACACTAGCGGTTCATCTAGTTCGCTTGTTTCTATCTTATCTTGCTGACCCAAAATATTCTTACCTAAAAATATTTGCATGGTAACATTGCCCTTTTCAGCCGACTTCCATTGTAGTTGTCTAAGACGCATTTTCATTTCTGAACGCCCTTTTGTCAGAAATTCCGAATAACTCTTTTCAAGAAGGTCTGGTGAACACCCAAAGAAATCAGCCATTTCTATATTAGTACAACCAAATTTAGCAAGCTTTTGTAGCTGTTTTGTGTCTATATGGTACTTCTTTGGTCTTGCCATCCTATTTTTACCCTATGGATAGATGGTGTGGTACAGGCTTCTCAAGGTTCAACCACTAATCATTGTACTACTGACCTACAACAAACAGTCCTTAACTATGTCCACTTAGTACCACAATTAAGATTTAACTAATATTTATGTGAAAATCTACCATATTTTAGTTTTTCTTAATTTTTGCCCTGTTTTAAGCGTCATACAGGGGGGTCTAGCTATGTGCCGTGTATGTTTATACCCCCCAAATCAGACCTATTTCATTTTTTTTTATTTTCTTCCCTTTGCTTTTTTGCAAGCTTTTTCCATTTCTCCACTGTTTCCTTTTTGAAAACCCTAGTATTTCTTTGATTTGTATCTGGAACTATAGGCTTTAGTGCAAATATTTTTTCGTAATCATTTTTCATTATGGTAACTCCCAATAATAATTAATGACGCTTCTACAGTTCTTTTTTGTAGAAATAGGGTCACGAACTTGGTTAATGGCTGTGGCTAATGCTAAACATTCCGCATGGTTGTCAAATACAAGGCGGTGAACTTCAATACTAGCGGTTTCTATATCTGTGATAGTAATGAGATACATCGTAAAGGTTATAACCTCTAACATTTGTTTTTTTTCTTGTATTGATTATACATTTTTTCATGCAAGTCTTTTCTGAGTTCTTCTAAGTCGTAAATAGCATCGTTTAAACAATCCATTTTTATAACATCATCCATTTCACGAAATGCTTTTTGTGGTCTTGCAACTGCTTGTTCAGACATTTCTTGATAATTTATAGAGATTATTTTCTTCATAGCCACCCTCGCAAATCTAGATACTTTTCAGCATCATCTTTGGAAAACTCGCCCTCTTTTATTGCTCTCTGTACTTCGTCAATATGTTGTAAAGCTTGTTGAGAAACATAATTTCTAGACATTTTTTCTTCTACGACCTTTTTGTAGTCTTTGAGTCTAAGGGGGTACAAATCAACCTTTTCTGTGCTTATTGCTTTTGGTTTTTCATCTTCATACTTCTTAGCGGATAGCCAATAAGCAGGTTGTTTAGCAAACTTTTTGTCCTCTACCGATTTATAATATTTGTTATACATATCCGCTAGTTCTTCTGGCTTTTCTATCCATTTGTCTTCTAGCTTCATGTAATTCTTTTCGGCTGTTCCCTTGCTGACTTTATTAGCTACCTTTTCCCAAAATAATTTAAAAAGGGGATTATAATTCGGTTGTTTTATCTTCTTAGGGTAACTGGTAGGGGTAGGGGTAGGGGTAGGGGGGTTTTTGCTAGGTTCTATGCTAGGTTTTTTTGGTCTACCACCAAGCTTCCCATTCTCCTTAGATGCTTCCATTCTCCTTGAAATATATAGATATTCCTGTAACTGTCTTTCGTTTTGATAGTGATCGTTAACTTGCACAAAAAATTCTTTAATAATTTTATCACAGCTAGTTTTCTCATTATCAGTGAAGCAATTAGCTATTCTGTATTGCTTATAAGCATCGTTTGGTATACCTGCACACCTTTTATTCCAGTTGAAACATAACAACCGAATGTATATTCCGACTTCCTCATTTGTAAGGTGCTGACATCCCGCAATAAAATCTTCGGTGAATAAATACCAAGCTTTCAATTTTTCTTTTGGTTTACTGTTTTCATATATAATCATATCGAACTCCAATCTTAGTTTATTGTAACCCCTCCAGATCAAAACCTAAAGGGGTTTTTTGGTTTAATACCCCCAAACTTCCTTTCTAGCGTTTAAAACTGTCTGTTCTTTCCATATCCAATTATCAGGGTTTGGCACTAGAGAGTTTTTAACGTCCTCTGGGGTATCTACAGTTTTAAGATAATTACCCATTACCTTTACAATATGCTGACATATCCGCATAGGCTCACCATAATCGTCTAATGACATAGCAATAAATTCAGCATCTTTAGTCTTGGTAGGGTTCTTTAGATACCACAAAATTTGCTTGGCATTTGTCGCTTTCTGGTAGATGGATTGTTGCATTGCATGGGAAATACTAACTCTTTGCGGTAGGCTTTTAGACGTTTTTAAGTCGATATAAAAATCTTCTTTTGTCTTTTTATCCTCAAAGTGAAAGTCGGTATATCCCACAAAAGGTATGGTATCTATTTCTATTTCTACCTTCTTTTGATAGGTCAATAGATTCCATGTATACGCATATTTCTGAAACTCCTTAGT